TCTCGGCTCTTTTTTATATAATTTTGTAATTTACACCATTATATGGACTTTATCTACTTCTGTGTTCTGTACCTGCTGATTGAAAGTATTGCTTTTCTTTTTACTGAATATATCGAATAATCCCATATATACACCCCCTTTTTGTGATTATATCACCATATTAGTTATTCTTGGTAGCATAAATTGATATTCAATAAAAAGGAAGGCTCAACACCTTCCCTTTTTACTATATTACCTGATAGTTTACACCCTTTCAATATTGCAGATATTAATTGCACATGTTACATCATAGTCTGCAATAGAACCATCATCATTCCAATCTTTAACTATACCAATAACAACTCTGTCTCCCTTAACTTCGATAACATCATATGTGTCATAATACATCACGAATGAGCCGCCATCATATGTAGCATTAACAAGCACTCTTACCTTATCACCGACATTTATGGATGTATCATTGCCATTGTCCGCTGAATTAATGCATCCGTCATTAATCCAACCCGTTCCATCATTGATAAGGTATGGATTAGCAGCTCCAGGGATAACTCTTGTGATTGTTCCACTTGTGAATCCTGCGGAAGGTGTAAGTGGTTCTTCTGATGTTGAAGATGCGTATATTCTGTCATATTCTACATAATCACCTTCATGATACATTGTATCTGTGCTTGTAGAATCTACGACCTCATCAGGCTCTGTTGATGTATCTTCTTTACCTGTATTGCCAATAAGCTGATCATATACTTCATCACGCATAATGTCATAGTCAACCCTTGTACCATCATCAAGATGATGGTCGCTTGATTCCTGTGACATAGCGAATTTATCATCACAGATTTCTCCATCATCATTCCAGTGAGCTTCCCATATAAGCGCACCATGTTCAATAAGCTCATCTACATTCATGTAAGTGTTTAACCAGCTATGACTAGCATAGATTCCTTTAGCCTTAATATCTGCTAATTCATCAAGCCAAGTAATAGCCAAAGCCTGTGTACTATAATAATCAATGCCATGTCTTTCCTTATATCCGTCAGCATCCTCAATATCAAGAAATACCCCTATAGGATTGCTCTTGTTATACCACTCTCTGACATGAGCTGCTTCACTTCTCGACTGCTCGTTATCAGCTGCATACTGGTATAAATACAATGCATATGGTATATTTCTAGCCTCACACTCATCTATGTATATCTGCGCCATAGTGTCACACTGGCTGCACTCGCTATCATCTGCGCTTAAATCACTTCCATATCCACAGCGAATAATTACAAAATCATAATTATCCTTAATATAATCAAAATTAATATTCCCCTGATGGCTGCTTATATCTATTCCTTTTTTCATAATTAAATCCTTCTTTCTGTTTTAATTCAAAAAAGGAAGGCTGTTACACCTTCCTTAAAAATAATAAGTATCAATTTTGTGTTACTTAAGCATTAATTATCTTTAATCTGCTTATAAATCTGATTTACACCAGTACTAGCAAGACCTGACATAATACCAATGCTGATGGCAGTAATAATATCTGTTGCAGGGAAATCAGGCATGATATACATTGCAGGAATTGCAATAATTCCACCAATAACACCCACAATAACGGGAATAAGCTTATCAGGAGTCTTACTCCAAGCTTTGCAGCCTATTCCTGCTAAATAGCAGATAACAACAATTGGTAATACTGTTACATAGTTTGATAAATCCATAGCTTAACACACTTACCCTTTCTTCTCTAAATCTTCAATCCTATGGTTTGCGACCTTGATTTTTTCTTCCTGAAGTGCGGTCAGTTCTTCAAGCTTAAATGTTCTTTCAATAACATTGTTATGCTTATCAACCCGTTTTGTTAATTCAGACAGCTTATAATCAATCAATGCTATTGTTTTGTTGTGCATTACATAATTGTTCACCAAACAAACAACTAATGTAACAACTGCTGTTATAATAGCCTCATTCATGCCTTCTCCTTTCTTTTTAAATTTTAATATTAAAAAAAGCACCTCATTTTGAGATGCTTTAATCAATTATTTTTTTGAATGATAAATTACCATTTGTTCTAGGTATAAAAGCAAATTTGCCAAGCTGTAAGCTGTTCGTATACTCACCATCCGTAACATACAGCTTCCTATTACTGAAATATGCAACTTCTGTATTGTTCTGAAAAAATGATATCCTGTCATTTGAAATTTTCAGTGTAAGTTCACTGCCTGCTTCTCCCAATACAATATTGCCATCAACAAACCTTATGTACTTGCTAATCTCACGAAATCTTGTATCAGCATTGTTAGATACATCATCAATATTCTTAGTAAGATTATTAAATTGCATCTCAAATCCTTTTGCTGTATGTTCCAGAGAGGAACTTATAGCACCCACAAGATTATCTGTTGCATCTTTAGCGTAATAGTTTTCTGACATTGTCTGCTTTAAGCTTTTTTCAGATGTACTTATATCTGCTGTAAAACGCTGTTCAAGCTGTGTGATTGTACTCGACATATCATTAACCACAACCCATGCTGAACCATTCCACCGCTTTAAAGTTGGTGGATTTACAGATGTATCTAACCACATATAGGTTTTATCCGCTGGCTCAGCGTCGCTTTGGATTGCTGCGTCCTTTCCGCGCTCTCCTATCATGCCGACACAATAAGCAACACTTGAAGTATTATCTGTATAGATTGTTTCTGTTCTCGTCCACAGATATTGCCCAGCACTTACAACAGGTATTGTTGTTAGCCATGTTCCTGAGGGAATAACAGTTCCGCTTGAAGATGCCTGATATGTAACCGTTGTTGAGCTGATACCTTTTCCGTCTTTACCTGGCTGTCCTGGTTGTCCTGCCAGTCCATCTTCCCCTATTCTGCTTATAGAATAACTGGTAGATGTCGTTTTATCTGTGTACGTTATAATTGTTCGGGTCCATAAATACTGCCCTGGTAATGTTTGTGGAATATCCGTGGACCATTCACCTGTCGGCACATCTACACCAGACGTACTTGCCTGATACGTTATATCTGTTGTATCAATGCTTTTACTATTCAGCTTAATATTCGTAACTTCATTTCTGACTGTTTTAACATACTGATTAAGCTGCTCCATCTGTGATAACTGCTTATCCGTTAATGTCTTATATGTTGTTCCTAGTGTAAGCTTAGTGTTTTCAGGTTTAAGCAATTCCCGTGTGAGCTGCTTTACAATAAAATTCTGATTCTGAATAGAATGTGGCTTTGTGTTTACCTTGACATATCTGCCAATCCTAAAACTGTTTACATTTGCCACCTCTCCATCTATGGTTGCACCATTCAGGTCGGCAGCATTTACCGAAATAGAAGCTGTAAACTGTGCCATATTGTCAATGTATGCCTGTCCTTTGGTCTTAAGATTAGATGGAAGTGTTACATCATCCCAAGTGTTGGTTGTAAAGATATAACCATACTTATCCACAGCTTCTGCGTTATACACAAAATCAACATTGTTATTAACATCCTTGATTGTTAATCTCTCACCAGTCTCATTGCCCTGCTCATCTTTAAGCTTATATCCAAGAGGAATAAGAGCTGTTGCAAAGTTTTCTGCCTTAATGTTCTTTTCTAAATCAAGCAGATTCTTTCCAAACTCTATCACCTGATTACTCAACACTTCAAAATCCGCAAGGTAATCAATGTAATTGCCATCTGCTTCATGGCGCACCCACAAATGACCGCCAAGATGGTCAATAAGCTTTGCATTTAACTCATCCCATGTACTTACATAGTCGCTATTAGACCTTACTATGTAATCATTCGGATCTGTTACGGTTATATTGCCGACCTTAAACTGCCTTGCTTCATCTACCTGTGCATTATGGTTATTAATATACTGTGTAAACAGCTCTGCAGGTGTTCCACTTTGCCCTTCAGCAGGAAAGGAATACGGTCTTTGAATAGAGTCCAACAAAAAAGCAAGTTCCCCTTCACAAGAAACCTGCTTTTCATTATAGAAACCTGTTTTTTCATCATAAACCCTGCCCCTGAACAACGGCTCTTTTATTCCATCTTCATACACAGTTATGATAGATTTCATTTTTTCTATGAAATTGTAATAAGGATGGTCAGGATAGATGGTAAATGTGAAGGAACCCACCTTGTTATCCTCCTGACTCACCTTTGGATTAATAAGCTTAAGCTGTTCCAATGATGTATCTAATATCCGCTTATCATCACTAAATGCGGTTATTCTCATCACAACCCCCCTTCCTGATATGTGAAGGTGATATTGCCTGTTCCTGTTACTGTTACAGTATTATTTCCTTCTACAAGCTCCAATGTAGGGATTGTAAAAGTTCCTGCATTAACAATTGTTGATGTGCCGCCAAATGTTATTGTCATTGAATCTGTTGTTGTTGTAATAGTTGGAATTACCCTTTTCCTTGAATTAACAAGAGTAATAGATACTGAACCATTAACCACCTGTGTTACAACTGTCGGAAGCTCCTTGTACTTCCACGGTTCACATGTACATTCAATGCTTATCTGACCAATGTTTTTATTTTTAGATAAAGCTGATACATCCAGCCTTCCTACATAATAATATTCTGGATCATCGTCAAGCACAATCTTCATTCTTTTTCCATGAAGAGTATTCAATATGCTTGAATACAGTTCCAAAAAATCAGATTGATTCACTATTGTATTGAAGCTGAATGACAAAGTCCTGCTTTTGTATTTAGGTTCACCAAAATACTCTGTATAATCAATCATTCCATGTGCGCCATCAACATCAACATAATTGGTCTTAACCGTAGCACTTCCAATCTCTTTTTCTGTTAATATTAAATTAAAATCATCATAAGAATGATAACCACCAAATGTTACACCAATCATATTATTGTCCTCTCCTGCTTGCTGCGCTTATATCTCCAAGTGCCGAATCCATTGCAGGTGCTAATTCACCAACAAGAACATCACCATTCAAATAGATTTTGTCATTTCCCCTGCTTGCAATCATATCCATAAGCTGATTAAGCTTGTCTATAATGGCTGCAGTACTGAAAGAAGCATTGATTGTCGGTGCAGGATTGTGTCTGTAATTATTTGTATTAACAGAGTTGCTTCCTGATACCACCATTTTATCAATCAGGTTTTCAACAGGTTCTATTGCATCCTCTTCATTTTCTTCAACACCGTTTCCGATACCTGGAGGAATAAATGCACCAACTTCTTTAGCAAAGGCCTTTGATGGTGAATGTATATCTGCTTCATCCTTTGCTGCAAATATACTCTTCTTTATAAGTGAACGTATCTTTGTAAACAACGAACCTGACTTTTTATCAACACCTGAGCTAATACCATCAACCATATTTTCACCAACAGATGATGTATCCGATTCATCCTTTGCAGATTTGACTGCAAGCTTTGATAAATCAGACATTTTTTCCATCAGTGAATTTTGCTTGCTTTCAACACCATCTTCATAGCTTAATACAGCACTTGAACCTGCTTTTGCATATTCTTCTGCCGTTTTTTTAGCATATTCCTTGGCATCTTCTAATCTTGTTTCAATGGACTTCTTCTGCTCTTCCGTTGCAGAATTATAATAACTTCTAAGAAGTATATAATAATCCTGTGCATCATTCTTCTGCTGTTCAAGAGTCTCTTTCTGCTTCTCTGCACTCTCTCCTGCAACATCTGCTGCCGACTTATATGACCTTCCTAACTTATCCATATAATCAATGGCTTCTGTTACATTGCCCTGCAAAATCAAAGTAGAAGCATTTTCATATGCGCTTATATCGTCATAGTATTCAAATATCTTATCTTTTGTATCGTCATACGCTATCTGCTTATCTTGTAATCTTTCAACTTCTGCATCATATGCAGCTTTTGCCGTTTCCACCTTCTGATCTATTGCCTGCATTTCAGCATATGTAGCATCAATACTGACTTCTGAAGCAGCCTTCTTTGCTTCCTCATATTCAAGTTCTTTTTCACTTACAGCATTCTGCTGCTCAATAAGTTCTCTTTTCTTCTTATAAGCAATCTCCTCTTGCTCTGTCAGATCCAGCAATGCATTTTTATACTTTTCTTCTTTTGCAGACAAAAGAATTTCCGCTTTCTTAGATTCAATAGTGTTATAAACAGATTCCGTTAACTCATTGTAATTATCAATCTGGTTGCCTGTCATGGTATATTCAGTACCTAAAGCTTCATTTAACTCATTCAGAATAAATTCTGCCCGCGCCTTATTAGCATCCGTGACATTACCTTCTTCATCACACAAAGTCTGTAATTCATTCCATAATCTTTCAGTGTTAGCGACTTCCACCAAACTGGCTTCCGCTTTTTCATCAATAGCTTTTTGCTGATCTCTTAAAGCCTTATTATTTTCAAGAATAGCCTCTGTTTCTTCATGTGTTTTCTTTACACTTTCAGCTGTTATATCTGTAGCTGTTTTTGATGCAACAGCAGCAGCACCAATTGCAACTGCTAATGCCCCCAGTGCAGTAACAACCATTCCAATAGGATTGGCTGTCATAATCGCATTAAATGCTCCCATTGCTGTAGCTGATTTTTTAAGTGCTTCTGTCACTGTTCCTACTATTGCCATTGTTTTCAATGCTGCAACTGTTATGCCAATAGATATTGCAAGCTTATCAAAGTTTTCAACACAAAAACTCAGCACCTTTACAGCTCCTGGAAGAGCATCATCAATAAGCCATTCGAGTACAGGCTCAATCTTAGTCAAACCCTTCTCTATTGTTGGCTGTAGCTTATCCACCTGCTTCTGTATCTTAGGAAGGCTTTTTTCTGCCTTAGTAAGCAACTTATCTACGGTAGGCATTAACTTCTGTCCGAGTACTGTAAACATATTAGCAATCTGATTTTTTATCTTCTTAAATGACGCAGCAGATGTAGAAGCCATTTTCTTATAAGCTTCTTCTGTAGCGCCTGCGCTGTTCTTCATTGCATCTATGTTTCTTGTAACACCTTCAATGTTATTAGCAAGTACCTGTGCAGCCATACCACCTTCAGAAGAACTAAACATACCAATAATATTGTCGCCTGTCTGCTCGCTGTATTGTCCTAAGATGCCAATAACATCAAGAACGGTATAGCCTTCTGCCCTAAGCTCCTGAAAGCTCTTTTTCTCGCCTAATACACTTTCTGTAGCATTTTCAAGCTGTGTATATAATGTATCACTTCCAGTTCCCAACTCCTTAATCATACTGTTAAGGTACGTTGTTGTTTCTGCTGTAGCAATACCATTGGCTGTCATTGTCGCATAGTATCCGCACAATTCATCTAAAGATACACCAAATGTATTGGCGGCAGGAATAACTCTACCCATAGCAGCCGCCAAATCTCCAACAGTGGTCTTACCTTTATTCTGTGTCATTATCAGCTTATCTGATATGCTCTCTGCATCTGCAGCACTCATACCGTAAGCATTAATGGCTGTTGTCATAATATCAACCGCTGTTGCTGTATCAGTGAAACCACCCTTGGCAAGCTTCATGGCTTTAGTTGCAAAATCAATTGCATCCGCCTGATCGACACTGGCAGAGATAGCCTGATAAATAGATTCACAAAGTTCATCTGTAGAAACATTCATTTCAGATGAAACCTGCATTATTCTCTTTTTATATGCTTCAACATCAAGTGCATTAGTATCCAGAAGTGTGCTAACCTTTGCAAAGCTTGTCTCAAAATCTGCTGCCGACTTAATAGCAAGTGTTCCAATTGCTGTAGCTGCAGAAGCAACTGTTGTAGCAATTTTGATTCCGAACTGTGCAACTTCATCTGCCGCCTTGTTAAACTGCGTAGCAAGCTTCTCGCCGTTCTGCTTCGTTTTATCTATATCTTTATTTGTTTCTTCAACACCTGTTAATGCTATAGTTCCAAGCAGCTTAAATACTTCCAAATGTAAAACCTCCTCTCTTTTTTGCATAAAAAAAGCACCTTCATAGGTGCCTTTACATTAGTTAGAGTTTAAAATTTTTCAGTATGCTTTTCGCATTGTTATAAGCTGTTTTAACTTCTGCATCTGACATAGACAGATTACTTATGCCATTATATTGCTGTGGTCTTTGCTCCACCTGTGAGCCATTGACAAGCTCATTTTTCCATGCTGCAAAGGTTAAACTTGAATTGCTGGAAAGATAAGCTAACCATAATTTATTATCTTCTTCCTTTTCAGCTTCTTCATTTTTCCGTTTAACAACATGCTTTACAAAATCACATAATCTGCCTGTCTTAAGCATGCGGTTAATAAGCTCATTAGGGTTTGCATACCTTTCGTACAGCAAACCCATAAACTCAACATAGCCTATCCGAGTAATGAAGAAGCAACCCTGAAAGAATCAATGAATCCATCCTGCTTAAATACGTCAATAATCATCTGTACATACACAGGCAGCTTAAGATGTGCAACTTCCTCAACTGTCATACCCGATACAGATGCTAAAAGCGAATAGATATCCTTCTTAGCAACCCTGTAATTCTTTACGACAATTGCAGCAATCTTTACCATAACATCTATGCCAACATCTTTGATTAAATCGTTATTGACCTCTTTTCCTTCAACAAGCCTGTTAATCTCTTTCTTACCAAAGCAATCTGCAATCTTGTCAATACCAATCTTATCAATAATACCTGCAAGATAATCAAGATCATCTGCTTCAATAGGTCTCAATGTATATGGCTTTTCTACAATAACCTCTGTTTCGGTTTTCACTGTTTCTGTTGTTGTTACTTCACTCATGTTTTATCTCCTCTCTTAAACAGCTGCTTTATTAGGATAGAAAATGTAAATAGGCAACTTATCAAATACGCCACCCTTAAAATCTGCTGTAGACTTGAATGTTGTAGCGCATACGGATGTTTCCTTATTCTTGTTATCAAGTTCAAGGCCTGAAGAACAGATTGCATTTTCTAAGATTGCAATAATTTCTTTACCATCTGTCATTGTACCGACAAACGCAATGTTATCAAGGTAATCTGATAACTCAATCAATGACTTAGTCTCAATCTGTGTATATCCCTTAATTAAGCTGTCTGCTTCCTTTCCAACAATTGCACGTTTAATGGACTCAACTGTATGCTGTGCAAGATTAACTTCAAGTGTTCCTGTTTCACCTGTCTTCTGATTAAGACCTTTGATTTCAACTGTCGCCCCATCAACCTCAATTGGTGTTATTTCAGGAACAATTGAAAGCTTATTGCCACCATTTGTGGCACCAAGAACATGCTCCTCATCATCAGTCCAGGCTCCCACTACAAAATCACCAACCGCAGGCTTTGTATAACTTGTATCAATTCCAATAAATGAAACGCCAGGCGTTAATTTACCAATTTGAATTTCATTTTCTTTTTCTGTTGTACCGTCTGCAACAATTTTAAGTGACCCCTCTGGCTGTGTTCCCGAACCGCCACCTGAAACTTCCACCTTTTTATATACATATTTAAAATTCTTGAATACAACACCTGCTCCAAGTAAAAAGTCATTAGGTGTGTTGCTGTTAATACCTGATTTTCTCATAGTTTTGCTCCCTTCCATTCTTTAACTTTTAAATTAACTGTCATGCTTTTAAGATCCATATTCTCATTCCTAACAGGAAGAGCATTTGTATAAAAAATAGCCACCACTGAACCGCTGTCAGTAGTGACCAATTTTCCTGATGTCTCATCAAACAATTTTTTTATTTTTTCTTTGTCCTGCTCTAATTCCAAAGCAGTACCCCTTGTAAAGCCTGACATAATGAACGCGCTTTCAGACATGCCATCTTCATTAAGCGGCTCTACCTCCTGATACTCACCAACCCAATAAGGATAAGCAAGGTCAGAAGTCCATTCATAATACTCATAATTAATACCTGCATCCGTAAGCAGCCTATCAATTATGCCTAATGCTTTAATTGTCATATCATACCTCATTCACCAATCTTGGCTTTAAATATCTGTTCTGCTCTTTTTATAATAGCAGTTTTTCTGTCACTGAAAGCTTTCTGTAATGTGTGCTGTGGTCTTTTACCATTAGTCTTATAGAAAACCTTTCCATGTTTTCCATATACAATAACAACCTTACCGTTAAATGTAGGCTTCTTTTTCCCATTGTAGCCGTCTACTGGAATATACCAAGGATTCTTTCTTCCATCCTTATTAGCCGCCCATTCACCAGTTCCAAGTTCATTCCATATGGCATTTTCAAGACCACTTCCAATTGTTGCTTCACCTTTAGATTCATCTACATTGGCTTTCCATGAACCCTTTAGCTGTCCTGTATCAACAGATGTATTTCTAGCTGCTTCTGATGCAATTTCACCTGATGCTTCAAGTAAAAAAGCACCAACCGCATCTTCAATTGCTCTATTTACCTTCATTGTATTATCAATGAATTCAACATCTGCCATATCACTGTCCTCCTGTGTAAACAAGATATATTTCAAGCTGCTTATGTAAATTCATAGGGTCGTCAATAACCTTTACATCATATGTAGCGCCATCTATAAGAATCCTGCTGTTTTCAGCCTTTATTCTGCTGTCAAGCTCCTTATAATCTGCTACAAAGATGTGCGTTGATTCCTGAATCTTAGCATTATAGCTTGTATATCGTGAATCACCTGTCTGAAGGTCAATGAATCCTGTAAGAGTGTCAACTGTCTCCCAATTCTTAACTCGTGAACCTGTGGCATCTTTGGTTGTGCCTGTATTAATCTGAATTATAGCTGTTGTATTGCCGCCTATCCTATTCATACAAGCACCCCCTTAGAATCTTGCTCTCTTGTAAGCATTTAAGAATGAAACATACTTCTTCGGAACACCAAATGAACCATCAATATCAGTTTCCGAAGTATCCTGCGCATATGTGACAGAATGTCTGCTTAATGTTTCTGATTGTATATTCATTTTTGATGTGTCGCCGCTGTTTATATCCTCATTCTTAAGCTTCCATCTGATAATATCCACAGCACCCATCTTAACATCCTTTGGATAGAATATCTTAGTAACAAGCACATGGGATTCATCCGTTAAAGCTCCGTTTAGACCCATACAGCCGTTTTCTAAATCAATGCCTGTAATTGTATATAAGCCACCATTAAAGGCAGATTCTGAAATCTGTACAGTGTCACCAACCTTGAATAAGGTTGATGCATACTGTAAACCGCTTGTGGATGATACATTACACCTGAATCGTCTGTTTCTATCCTGGAAGTTATTATTGGTATATTTTCTAATCAACAGTTCCAGTGCCTGAAGCTGCGCATCAAGCACCAAATCTGTCTTATCTGTTGTAATAAACTGCCTTAGTTCTTCAATAGTCATTAACATAAGGGAACACCCCCTTATTTCTTAAACTTAGCAAGAACAACTTTAGCTGTATTAGTAAGCGCAACACCATAATACTTAGTAGCAGTAATATCATGCTTCTGCTTCTTAGGAAACCACTCATGATCAACCTGTGTATTCTTCTTTAAAAAGATTGTAATTGCTGCCAGCTCATCTTCTGTGTACTCTGTTTCTGATGAATCAGGCTCCATCTTAAGGACAGGGCATACATAATACTGATTAGCTGCTGCAATGTCCTTCACCTTGTTTCCAATCTCTAATTTAACAGTAGGGTCTACCTTAGCCTGAAGTTCAGCTATATTATCAGCTGTTACTGCTGTTCCTGATGATGCATCAACCGCTGCTGTAACAAGTCTAACTTTCTTAGATTTCTTAATCCAAGCTCCGGCAATCTTACCAATAGCACCGTTTACGGCAACACCTGCTGTAAACTTATCAGCTGATAAGAAATTAGGATCTTTAAGAAGTGTTGCTTCCTGTACAGGATTAATAAACATTACCTTCTCAATGCCATCTTCTTCATCAAGGAATGATGTGTTAGCATCAACGATTCCTGCATATGAAATCTGTGCAGTACCATCACCTGATGTCTTCTTTGATGTATATGCTGCTGCAATTACATCATTATCAACTTTGGCTACAATTGCCTTTGCAAGCTGAGTTTCAGCCTGTCCGATAGGATTTCCTTTACCTGAATTAATAGCTGTCTGAAGAACCGACACAGCCTTTGCAGCACACTTAATAGTAAATGTTGTGCTTGATGCAGTAAGATTAGTTGTTGGAATTTCTTTGTCAGTATCAGCCGCCGCTTCAACGTCAAAATCGTCTGCATCTCCAATATAATCCCAAGAAGGAACTGTTACTGTATCACCTGGTACACCTTCAAGGGTATCATCAACCTTTGCATATGGTGTAATCTTTGCCTGTGCTATAATCTTGGCTTCAATCATGTCTCCCATGACCTGTGGATTAATAACATCATTTAACTTTGTTGTTGCCATAATAATCACCTTTTTAACCTTTCTTTTTAAGAATTCATTGCTGCTGCATACACTTCAGGATTTTCCTGTGCAATTCTCGCCCTCTCAGCATATGGCTTCTTTAGTAATTCTTCCTTCGTGAGTGTTCCTGTAGTTTCACCATTCGGAAGCTTATTAGGATTTAATACCTGATATCCGTCATTGTTATCAGAAACAGACTCAAACATTGTAGGGAACTGTGTCTTTAAGCCAGAAAGCTTATCACTCCATCCCTTGATATTGTCGTTTTCATCAAGCTCTAATGATTCACCTTTCTCCTTCACCTTTTCATTCAGCTTATATGTAAGATAGTCAACATCTACAGCCTTTTCAGACAACAGTGCAACCTTGATTGCCGACTTAATCTTAGTCTCCTGTAATTCTGCCTGAAGCTGTGCGTTTTTCTGCTCATACTGTGTAAACTTATCCTGCATATCCTCGTTACCTTTAGATGCTTTCTTTAAATCATCAATAAGCTTATTTGCATTTGCAATCTCTGAATCTTTGTTGCTTATAAGAGCATTAAGTTTCTCAATATCAGAGTCATACTTGCCTTTTCCAACATAGTTGCCTTCAGACAAATCTGCATATCTTACATGTTTCAATTTGTCTGATTCTTTACTATTGACCTCTTCAATTTTCGCCTGAACCTGTGAATACAGTTCTGCTCCTAACAGCTTTTCTAATGTCATATAGTTCCTTTCATTCCTGCCTCTACCTATGTGAAGCAGTATGCTAGTTTATATTCCATAGCAAGGGAATATTTGCGAACAGTTTTTACGCCTTAACGCTTTTTGGGCATATAAAAAAGCACCCTATAATGTATCAACCACAAAAGGCAATTTATCTAACCTTTGTAGCACATCATAAAAAGTGCTTAATTAATCTTTATATTTAATTTTTAGTTAAACATCAGCGAACCTGTAATATAATCGTCTTTCTTAAATTCAGTAGTTGCCCACGCTCCTTTCTTCCCATCTTTTGTGTAGTATCTTGCAAAAGCATAATGTTTGTTTGCGGAACTATATAATAATGTCGTTCCATATCCAACCAGCTTTTGTCGAACTACACCTGCGGAATCATATGGAATATAATTACTTTCTAGTATTGTATTAAAATCAATGCCCATTTTTTCTAAAACTGATTCGACATCATAATATCCAGAAAAATTATTTAATGTAGAATCTGGTGTTTCAATTCTGGAAGCAAAGTATAAAATCCCTGTTTTAGTAGATTTGTTATAATAACAGTAGTTATATCCATATCCCTCAAAAGTACCATCACCCGCAATATTTTTACAAAAGCAGTTTTTTATTTCTATATCTGTATTATTAGATTTCCAATTAGTCCAAAGTGTGTTATCAATATAAGTTGAACGAAAATACATAGCTGTATCATTTCCAGGTAACAATATTTGTGTACAGCGTTTATTGTTAAGCGCAAAGACTAAAAGATAACTATTTGTAACTCTTGAATTTGGGGTATTAATCCATGTAGCTGTATTAGAAAGATAATATATTCCAGTCTCAGTTATGGTATTCAAATCCGTGTTCGGTTCTAATTCTTTTGCTTTTTTTACTAAAGTAGAAAAAGCTATATTTTTCACTGAATTTTCAAGTGTATCTGATTTAGTCTGCATAATGCCATATGCAGATAATATCTGTTGGTACACATCAGGTGTTGGTTCAACAGGTGAAGCATTTCCAACAGGTGTACCACTCTCAATCTTGTATTTTATCAGTGTTGAAGTTTTAACAGCCCCTGAATTGTCAATACCTCTAACCCCCATGAATAAATGGCACTTATCAACCAATACTTCCATTGGTACAATACATGTATTACCTAACATAATAACTTCATAGGTTTTATTATTTGTAGAAGTAAAGAATACCGCACTCTTTGTAAGTCCATTCCATGCCGAATCAAAATCGACACTTAGTTGAACTGTTTTCTTGTCGCCTGCTGCAACTGTTGGTGTATCTGTTGGTATTAACTTCTGGTCTTGCGTAATTGCACTTATTGTTGTCATATTTTATTCCTCTCTTATTTTTAACTTAGGGATAAGCTATCTGAATAAATCCCATGTATTTTGAAGGTTTTACTTCCATTTTTAGTTGACCCACCATAAAATCTTATTGATTGGCTCATTTCTGTATCAAAGTAATATGCAAATGTAACATTAACAGAATCTTCTATATTGTCTGGTTCAGTCCTTCTCATATATGATGATGAATACATTTCATTATCAAGCAAGCAATTTAATTCTGTTGAGCCATAATCATTAGTACTATCACATCTAATCACCGCATTTAGAATGATGAACCCTATACCTTTGACATTTATAGTTTTATCAAATATAGTTCTTGTTGACGCAGAAGATGTTTTATCAAAAGAATAGATTTTTGTGGGAATTATTGTCTTGCTGGCTTTGTCCTTATCTAAATCAACACCATCAAATGTTCTGATTTTTTTAAATTCAGCAGGTATAACACATTCAAATTCATCCTTTTCTGATACCTTTCCGAAAGCAACTCCCCTTCCCGTGTCTCTAAAATCTATCAGTGTAAATGCAGTTGATACCTGAATAACTTTGGTGGTTGTACCAAAATCATCAACGGCTACAAGCTGAATATCATATGCATTATCAACATCAGCAGCTATAATCACATTAGAATTCCATGTATAGGTCCTCGTATAGGTTGTATGTGTGGTATAACCTGCTGCATTCTGTATTTTGTATTGTAAGGTGAATGTCTTGCTATTCTTATTGTTCAAGGCTGTTATTAAAGCATTGAATATAACCTTTATATATGCCCCTTCTTCATTGGCTGTGCCATTGGATGTACACCTATAAGCTGTTAGTACCTCAATAACGGGTGTTGAATAGGCAATAACATTGATATTTACCGTCTTTGTTATCGTCCTGCCTCTGCTGTCAGTAACAGTTACATTAATTGTATTTGTGCCTGCTTTAGTAAGAACATCTGTGGTTGCCCCATTAAAAGCATAATTCTCACCATTGGCAGTTATCTTATAACTTTTTATTGTACTGGAATAACAACCTGCCGCTGTAACTGTAACTTTAACCTTAGATTTATTCTGTACATAAGCACCATATGCAGTTTCATATTCAAATGGGTCTCTGCATTCTATAGCAGATATCTCTGGTGCAACACTTGACGAAACTGTGGCAGTAAATGTTATTGTTTTGCAACCAATAAGGCTGTCACCAAATGTATACAAATAAAATGTAATGCTTGCACTTGTGTTGTTTGGAATCTTATTCATTAAATCAGTTGGTACAGTCCATGTATAACTATCAGCAAATCCCTCTGTTATTCCAACCTCATCTCCACCATTAAACGAATAATACAAATGATGTGTAAAGTTATCTGACGCTCTATTTGTGTATATTGTGATATCATCTCCAAAATCAACATTTGATGTATCCAATGATGGCTGGGAGGCTCTTGGAATATGTGTTGTTGATATTGTGAATTCATTTGAATCTGAACTAAAAGTATCATGTTCAATATAGCATTCAAGTGTTACATCCAAATCTCCTTCTGCATTATGGATTCTTGGACCCCATGTATCTTCTGCAACGTATATTCCATCACTTGTGATTTCATCGTCTGTTGTTAAGTTATAGGTATACCAATCACTAACATCTCCTACGGATGTTTTTAATCTGTAATAGACTGTTCCTGAGCCGTAAGTGGTGTAACCTGTATTGATTCTATAAATGAATATCTGAGTTCTAAATGTAGATGTATTATCAGAAACACTATAGTCTGTTTCCTCTATTCCAATCTGATATGCAATATACTGATTGCTTGTACCATAATCACCTGACCATTCCATTTGTTTCACCACCTATCTTTAATATTTTTATATTAATTCTCATTAGCATCTGTTTCCGTTTTATCAACAGCTATATTGTACTTATCAAGTAAACTTAATAAGGTTGTAATTTGTGCTGATAATCTGATTAATTCATCAACATTCAATCCTTCTGTCTCCTGTCTTGTCTGCAATATCTCAATCTGCTTCAAGATTATTTCTTTTTCTTTCATTTGAACACACCTTCTTTCTTAGCATTAAAAAAGGCCATGATAAAAACATGGTCTAATTAACATAATATTTAACTGCACTAAAAAAGCACCCTGCATTGCTGCGGAGTGCTACTTTCCATATCTTTTTTCATATTCAGCTTTTATTTTATCTCTTTTAAGCTGCTCTTTGGTTGGTTTTTCTTTTTTTATCAAATCACCCATTGTTGTAATACCTTTAATGGTTCCGTCTTTATTTCTTTTAATTTCCATAAATTGAACCTCCTTCACAAAATATAACCTTTGTTCTATTTAATATAACAGTGTATGAACCACTTTCTCCATGACCTATTGCATTGATTGCATCATATCCCATTTCAGATGCTAACACAGCTGGATTCTTAAACCCATGATACTTCTTTCCATCACTTGTATCTTCCATTGCTTTAAATGCTAATTTTATTAGCTCTTCAATTCCTTGTGTTGCTTCTGCCCTTTTGTTATACAAATCATCAATAACACTTGAATCTTCTTCATATGTAAGATTTTCAACCGCTTTACTTGCTTTTATATATTTTTCAACCTGTTCAGATTGTTCAGCAGAAGCATATTTTTTCAGATAATCATATTTATACAATTCAGCGATATATTCTTCCGCTTTTTTCCCTTTTGGCAACTCTAATACCTTAACACCAGGTTGAAGTGTAAGACCTTCTGTGTACGAATAGTTTCTTCCTGCACTAATACCAATTTGCTGATAGTGTGACATTTCCCAACCAATACCACCTAAAGAACTTTTATTATTCAGATCATAACAAGCAGCACAATACATACCCTGTCCATATTGCGCACCACCAGTTGAACAATCAACATAAAATTTGCCATTATAAAGCATTTCCCTATATTCATCCAATTTTTCTTGTGTGTTTGCTGAATAAGTTCTTTCCGCATAGAAATTAGATTTATTCATTGCCTCTTTAAATTGTTTATAAGGTACAACCTGTGGTGTTCCGTCATACCCTTGTTTGTTTATTATTTCTTCAATAGCAAAATCATAATTTCCTGTTGGCTGATATTCTCCAACAAGATTCTTTCCTTTAGAAATATTATGAACCTCTTTTTTAAGTTTTTCAATATCTTCCTTAGATATCTCCAAATACTTAGCCTTATATTCCTCAAAATCCTTTGATTTATCCAAGCCAAAGTATTCAGCCCTTTCCTTTAGGGTGTCAAGTTCCTTACCATCTAAAGCCCATCTTGCCCTCTGTAACAAAGCACAACGGCAATTACATACATTGGCAGCAGAACCACCAATACCAGGTGCTTTCATTTTTTCACCGCCAACAATGAAATATTCGTCAAGCTCCTTGATTTGCCCGTCTGCCTGTGCATGTGCAGGTCTCGTGTTACCGTCTAAGGCTGCACACCACTGCTTCAACACATCAGCTCCCTTTTTCTTGGCAGCTTCCTGTGCATCCATTGCCGACTGATTCTGTATCCTATGCCCTTCTGTCCTTGCAATCCTGATAGAGTTATTCTTTGCCTTATTGAATCCAAACATGTCAATAGTGCTGTTCATTCCCAAGCTTATCTTCTCGCCTATCTCATTCCAAGATGAGCCGTTTGATACACCTCTTGACACTTCTGCCCTTATACTTGTCTTAAGCTTCTTTACATCTTCGCCTAATCTGTCATAAAGGCTCTTAGAAAGCTTACTGTCTATCTGCAATGCCTTTAAAACTGCATTCTGGTCTATTGGAACAATTAAAGGAATACCCTGACCTGCAATATCATATATAGCACCAACATAGCCGTTCTGATAACACCTTGTAAGGTAATCGGAAATAGTTGCATATTCTCCTGATTGAAGCTGCGCAAGTGCTGTTTCAAGTTGCGCCCTAATTGCGTTCTGATACTGCTGCTGGTATATAATAGCCTGTATATTCTCCATATCCGTTCTAGTGGATAATTGGGATATATTTACACTGCAATCCTTTATTGCCTGCTTAAACACCTGCTGAAGCTCTTTAAGTACCTGCTTCTCATTATTAAGTTGTGCTTGTAAGATTTCCTTCTGTCTGCCGTTCATCTACTACAACCCCACTTAATACTTTCTGTGCTGTCATTGTTTCCTGTTCCTCATTCTTAGGAAGCTTATCCTTTATATCTTCATAAGAAATATCCAACTGCTCACAAATCAACTGAAGTACTGTTTCATCATCCAATATCTGTGCAAGGCTCATGATTACATTGACTTCTGTCTGCCTTGTCTGTGCTTTTGTTAATGCTATCTGTGCATTTTCCTGTGCATTTGACATAACTTCAGGCTCAAAGCTGAAATACACATCCTTCATCTGATAATCAGTCTTATTAATATCATTGATTTCAGCAAGTACAGGCTTTATCAGCTTTCTTAAAAACTGCTTAAGCCTTACTATCAGCTTGTTTGCTTTTAGATCCAGCAGAGAATATGCAGCTTTAATTGCAATATTAGTTGTTGCGCTTGTGTCCTTAAGGCCTGCCGTATTAAGACCAAATCCAAATCTGTATATATTCTTCTCATCAAGCTCAAGCTTTATCTTTCTTGCTTCATACGGAATATCTACAGTCTTTATCTCAACCCCTGCGCCTGTATCTGTGCTTTCCATTCCTATCATTTTCTTGGTTTTAATGTTCTGCTGCAATTCATCAAGATTATCACCCTCAAAGCCCTTAACAACATGGATTGGTGTATCAAAATCAACCAGGTTGTTTGACAATGAACAGCTATGTAAATCATAATCATCTATCAGGTCCTTAATTGTCTTAAGGCAGCTGAACTGTTTCTTGTTATTATCAAGCCTGAAAAAAGGAATGAATCCAAAACCGTCATAATAGGTCTTTTCATCATTCCCTTTCTTGTATAATGTATGTGGCTTAGGATTGATTGGCTCTGATTTATCTGCATCAATCTTTCCTTCTCCATCCTGAACATAGAAATATGTGTTTTCTTTATCCCATACCTGAATTCTTTTTATCTTCTTATACGATTTTTCGATACGGTCAACATACCAGTAAATCACATAAGCACATCCATCATCTGTATCTTTTTCTCTTACCTCAACAACACTAATGCTATCCGCACACATAAACGACAACCTGTCTTCTGCGTTCTTGTATGCATACATGTAATCAAAGCCCTTCGTCTGACACCCTGTCAGCACTTCTGATAATTCTGCTGTAAAATCTTCGTTCTCGTTGAAGTAGGAATCTAATTCTTTCTGCAGCTCTGGAATATCTGATTTAATAAACCCTTCATCACCTGAAAGAATATACTGAGTACATTGGTCTACAAGCTCTGTAAAGAATGGATGGCTTATCTTGATATTGCTTCTTGTTGTATCTTCAACAAGCTCTCCGTCAGAATTGTAATAAAAAAGCCTGTACTGCTTAATATCATGGTCTGCTTCATAGTAAGCCTGTCCTTTTCTTGCAAACAGCTTTCTATCAGAAGCGGCATCATCCTGTATAAATTGTCGTATCTCATCAATTGTTAACATTTATATTCCCCTTTCATCAGCTTAAACCAATATTCTTTTTCTCTTGCGCCATTTTTCAATACCATATCTTAGTGCAGCCATAGCATCATCCTGAAAAGCAACTGGCTCATCCAGATATTCACCTGTCTTTTCGTCTTTCTTCCATTTCCATTGCTGCAACTCCTTTATTGTATTAACACAGGAAGGATGTACTCTTATTATTCGCTTAATAACCTTATCCTTACGAACAACACCCTTTAACCAGTCTATCTGTGCCTTAACAGAGCCATTAGCACCACCTTTATCAACACCCTTTGCTCTATATCCTGCGTTTTTCCACGTTTTAATTCTGTCAGGCTCTGCAGAATCACACCACATATCCTTGTTTGTCGGAATTCCTGCTTCCTGTGCTAATGGTATAATCTCGGCTGTTTCTTTTTCAAATACATACACTTCTTTCAGAATGTATATATTATCATCTTTAATGCCAAGAAGAAGAATTGCATTTGCATGATTGAAACCAAAATCCTGACCGATTGCAATATCATCATAATCATTCAGATTCTGTGATATATCCGCAACTTCCCAATTGTGAAGAATAAGACCGCCAATCTCTCCCCAATTTCCCAATCCGTAAATCTGATATCCTTCTGGATCAACAAGTTTTCTTCTTTCCATACGCTGCCTGTAGGCATTGTCAATAAACCTGTTTCCAAGATATGTACTGTGATGTGTAAGTACATTACTATCAGGAATATCAAAAAAGACCTTCTTTATCCAGTGATTCTTATTCACAGGATTGAAGGTCATTCTTATCTGATAGAATTGCCCTGGTGGAAGCTCACCTCTCAATCTATCATCTATTATTTCAAAGTCAGCTTGTGTGATTTCCGTTGCTTCTTCAATCCACACATCTGTCAGTTTACCTTTTTGAAATGTGATTGACTTTAGCTTTTCACGTTGCTTTTCATCATTTACACCTCTAAATATTATCTGGTTACCATTAGCAAGACATGTAAGCTGTAAAGGGCTTTGTTTAATACTCCAATATCTGTTAGCCTTATCACCAAACATGCGGTAAATCGCACCTGTAAGCTCTGCATAAGTACTATCTCTATTGGTTATGTCCGACTTACGAATACATACAAGGTTGCGCCCCTTATCCTGCATCAGCCTTAATATATAATTCTGCGCTGTGTCAACGCTCTTTCCTGAACCAGCACTGCCTTTCATAACTATGTATCGTTTATGGCTTCTGTCAACTTCCCTGAAGCAAGGGTTCATCTGAATATTTATATTCATAAGCAATCAGCTTCTTTAAATGCCTTTTCAAGCTTAGGAAATTGCTTTGCAATCCAATCAATAAGCTGTTCATTATCGCTATAATCTTCAAGGCCTGCTTCATAAAAAAAAGCATGAATTATCTCATGCCTTAATACTTCTTCAAATCTTATTTTCTTTGTATCTGTAGAATCATTATCATTCAACATTGAACCAACACTTCTAACACTTATTTGCTTATCATATTCCTTACACAAACCATCAAGCTCTGTCTTCTCAAGAGTATCATCAATCTCAATGCTATATTCAGTTCCTAATATATTAACATTCTTCATTATCCCCATCTCCATAATCAACTGTAATATTCAGTTCCATATCAACATCAGTTTCAATCTTATCTGTATAAAGACCATATCTCCTGCCAAGTAGTTCAGCAGCTTTCAGTCTTTCCTTCTCTGATGGTTCTTTAAGGACTGTCCTTGCTTCACTGCAACCATCACCTATTCCCTCTACAACTATTTCCGTTGACTGACTTTTACCTCTCATAACAGAAGTAAGATACTTAAGAACTTCGTCCTGACTTGCAATAAGCTCTGATTCCTTTTTAGCCATTAGTTCTGCAAGATACTCCTGACCTTCAACATTCTTCAACAACCTTTGTCCTTGGCTATACGCTGTTTTCTTTGAATATCCTGCCCTTATCGCTGCTTGAGTTGCATTAGCATCAATCAGCCACTCTTTATAAAATTGTTTTTGTTTATGATTCAATGCCACTCAATCACCACCCTTCAAAAAGCCTGTCAGGTAAAGGAGGTTCAAACCCTGACAGGCAAGAAAAAAGACATGAACGCTGCTCATTAGATTCATGTCTTCAAATCGAATTATAAACTTTTACTGTTTGAGTATAACAAGCAAATTTCTTACATTCAAGGGCAATTTTAGGAAACATTCGGCAACTTTAGGAAATATTAGGCAAAAGTAGGCAATTTACTCTATTTTTGTCCTCATTTTTCCTTTTATTCAATATCCGTTGCACATTTGCCAATGCCCTTCCATGAACTGTTGTTACCCACCTGTACGACTTATGCTTATATTCAGCAACATCTTCAAGTGACATAAACTGAATATATATCATATGCAGCACATCATATTCCTGAGCTGGTAACTGTTCAATGGTTCTTACAATCTCGTTATGCTTGTTAATCAAATCCTGCTTCTGTTGAATCAGCTCTTTTTCAATGTCAACGTAGTTTATCACGGCAGTAGCCATTGTATCTGCTACTCCTGATGTTTTAACCTTATCCCCAAGAACAGGCGCTGAAGTATTGTCTGCAAGCTCTTTCCATTTAACAATTTCAGCATCTTTGTTTTTTATCATCATATTGATTTTCTCAAGCTGTGATAAATATTCTTTAGCTTTCACCTGATACCACCTCCTTTATTTTATCTAGTTACATATATATGTTCCGTCTGCTGCCACACTCTTAGAACACTGCTCACAACAGATATATTCACATAAATGTTTATGGCGTCTTCTGCTCACCCTTTCACCTCTCATTTTCCTTTTTGAATAAAAAATACCAACCATCAAATAATGACGGCTGGCTTTATATTTTTTATTCATATCTTGTTTTCATTATGCCTTTTATTGTATCCAATGATATATTATCTGTCGTTTTATAAAAAACACCTCTATATTCGCGTCCCACATCAAACTCCGCTCTTTGAACTATAGAATCACTTATACCAAAAATATTACTTATTGCTTCAGGCACTCTTCTTAATATAGTTCGTGAGCTTGCACAATTTTCTAATTCATCATCAAATAAAACAGACTCACTTTCCAAAAAATACTTTATTTTTTCTATGTTTTCATTAACGATTCTCTCTGCACTAACAAGAAATTCATCTTTCATCTGCTAATACCTCCTTATATTTATATTATATCCGTCATTATTTAATTGTCAAAGAACAATACTTAGGCAAATCTTAATTGCCCTGTCTTTTCCTCGTTTATACTGCAGTTAGGCATTCTCTGCGCTATACATAATTCTTTAAGGTTAGCCCTTACCAGTGCATTTGGTACCATTGGACTAACAGAATTGCCACATCTCTTAACCTGCTCCGCTCTTGGATATGTCTTTCCTGTGTAATCATGGTCAATTATGTAGTCGCTAGGAAATCCCTGGCACCCATACAGTTCCCTAGGTTCTAACATTCTTAGTCCTATATCAACAATCTGGTAGTCTGTACCTTCTATGGTTACAAGACCAAACCGGTCCTTTGCGGTAATTGTATCGAGAGGATGTTTAATATCCTGTCCTGTAGCATCTCCATAATACTTAACCAGAAATGCCCTTACTTCTCCAAAATGTCCATCGCCTGTTGTTATCGTTGGCTTTATATTTCTTCCGTCACAATGGTTATTCATCTGTATAAGACTCGATAAAACCAGTCCATATCTATTAGAACCATCTATAGTCATAACCGGATTATCTATCGTCTGGCCTCTTACCTCCCCATTAACAGTCTCAGAATGGTATTGAATCAATGTTGGTGCACACAAATAATGTTTGCCGCTTCCGACAATGGTTGGTAATGGCTTATTGATATCATGGATCCTTGGCAACTGTCCTGTTCTTTCGCCATACCCAATAGGCACAATAAAAGGTTCTGGGTTATCCAAAACAAATTTCTTTAAGCCTCTTGCGATTCTTTCCATTGTCTTGGGTGCTAATGGTCTTACCGCTTTTATTCCATATTTCTCCTTTATCTGTTCAGATGTATCAAATATGCTGGGGCATGGTCTGCTAAAATCTATCTGTGTATATGCTCCAACATAAGGTTTTAGCAGTCCCTTTTTCACAGCTTCGCTGTCTGCTGGTGCATGTGTAGGCTCTGGCCATATAATAGGTCTCTTGTCACATCTTGCAACCATAAAGAATCTCTTTCTCATGGTTGGCGCTCCGTAATCTGCTGCCACAAGCTCCCTGAACTGAACTTCATATCCTAAATCCTGCAGCTGGTTTACAAATTTATTAAATGTCTTGCCCTGCTTTGTTTTTATTGGATGATGCCCTCTGTTCAGTGGTCCCCATGTCTTGAATTCTTCTACATTCTCCAACATGATTACTCTAGGTCTTACCAGTCCAGCCCACCTGCATGCTACCCATGCAAGACCTCTTATATTCTTATCCTTTGGCTTGCCGCCTTTTGCCTTGCTGAAATGTTTACAGTCCGGAGAAAACCAGGCAAGCCCCACAGGATGCCCATTACATGCCTGCACTGGGTCTACCTGCCATACATCTTCACAGTAGTGTTTTGTATTTGGATGATTTGCTCTGTGCATTGCAATAGCTTTAGGATCGTGATTAATTGCTATATCAACACTATAGCCTGTAGCCTCTTCTATCCCAGTGGAAGCTCCACCTCCACCCGCAAAGTTGTCAACTATCAGTTCTCCGTTTATCATATTTCAACACCTCAGTCTTTCATCCGTACTTCTGATATGAAACTCAATTCCAGTTTCTTCCGTCATTTGCTCCGCTATCTCCTGCCACTGCATGTACCCGTCTGAAAGGCTTTCCGTGTATTCAGAAAACTTATTCTTAAAATCCATAAGTCTTTTATTTCCAAAACCGAATGCATCTCGTAATGAGTAGCAGCTCATTAGCAATACTGTGTCAAATATCGTATTCTTAGTCTCTTCAACAAAAGCTTCAACTTGTCCTTTTGATAACTTAATAGGAATATTCGTTATATTTCTGAATTCAAGTTCTTTTTCAAGAGCTTCAATTCCTTTTTCCTTTGCAATCCTCAAAGCGTAAGCCATGCCTTCCCTTCTTGCAGATTCTTCCTTGTTGTTTCTCATTTTCTTTTACCTCATGTCATTTATTCCCTACTAACATTATTATCAAGCAGACTGTTATAATAATCATCAGACTGCTTAGGTCTCTGTTGATAATTATTAAATCTGTTTGCATCAGGTGTGTGCTGCTTCTTAAAATCTTCTTCGCACCATTTACTGATAGTTGTATAATTGTATGTATTGGTGTACTGTTTTGCTCTCTCAATCTTTGAATCCACAAAAGACTTTCCATACTTCCTTACCAAGGCATTATATTCATTGTCAGTCATTGGAATAGATTCCGTGGATGTTTGTGGGGGCTGTTCTGTCTGGTTGCTGCTCTCTCTACACTCCCCTATACTAATCTCTTCTACACTAATCTCTTCTACACTAGTCGGTTTTTTGTCGGCAATTCGTCGGCAATTCGTCGGCAAATCGTCGGAAATTTGTCGGCAATCCGTCGGTAATGCATTTACATTGTTCAAATTAAGCGTGTATGCCTTGTTTTCCTTAACTGCAAGAAGGCTTCTTTCTTCCGTGTATTGTGTAGGTTTTAACTTGCTTGGCTGAATCTGATTGTGCATTTTCCAATGTTTAATAACAACCACACCTGATTCAAATGGAATAATAAAATTCTTAGCAACAAGGAGTTTCATATCATCATCAGAAGCTGATATTGACCGCTGAACACTCTTTGCATTATTTAAGAAACCTTCATCATCTGCATTCATTCCCAAATGGAAATATAAAGCCTGTGAAGAAAGTGGCATTTCCTTAAATGAATCACTATTAATAATTTTCATTGTAAACATCCGTTTTTCTGCCATAACTATTCACCTGCTCGCATCCTTTTCAGCATTCTGTTCTGCTTTACTTCAATCCAATTATCAATCTCATTTTCAGAAATTGCATACATCTGCTTTAACATTTCTATGCAGATAGTCACATCTGCTATTTCTTCCACTAAGTGATCCTTATCAGGCTTACCCCTTAACTCTTTACTTACAGCCTGTGCTAGTTCACAACATTCTTCCATGCATACAATTGATTGCTGCTCTTTTCCATACTTATCTATAGAAGATGCTATTATCTCATCATTCATCATCAATCACCTTCTTCTCTTCCCCATAAGGTGCATGCTTTTCATCCCTGTACATCCAGGCAATAACCTTTCTTTCAACCCTGGATGTGCCAAGATTCCATTTACCCTTATCATTAATATAACTTTCAGTTACATTCCTTGAACCGCTTGCCATAAATTCATATGTCACCCAGCAATCCCTATACGGTACAGGAAGTTCATCTTCAACCTTTATCCAATCTCTCATGATTTCTGCACCTTCTTTCTGAATAACTCACCCTTACACCAAAAATAGTGGTCTGTAGGCATGTAACCTTCAATTACTGCCTTTTGATTGCATATGTATTTGCCATTATCATCACCGCTGCAATTGTTGCACTGTTCGCAACAGCTATGACCTGATAAATGCTTATTCCTTCTTCTGCTCATGCTTACCCTTTCTATCCTTCAAATCCTTCAAATACTGTTCCTGAATATCATCATCATCAAATGTATTTTGAGTTACACATATGATTCCAATTGCACTCACAACAGTTATAGAACCAATTGCAATAATAAATCCCGTCAATAGAAACTCCTTGCGTAATGTCTAAATGTATCTTCATTTTCTCTTCTGACATCCTTTACCTTCTTATCACCTGCAAGATCAGGATACTGTTCAACAATCTTTCTTCTTGCTCTTCCTACTGTTTCTATGGATGGCAAATGATAAGCCTTCATGTTCAACAAGAAATTAGGCAGCGACATTGAATCAATGTTGATTCCTTTCTGTGCGCCAATATGCTTGATAACATGGTAATACAGTATATTGTCAGAATTTCTTGCCTGAGGATGCTCCTCAAGAATATTCTTTACAAGATTATGTATTGTCTTTAAGTCTTTTATTTCCATGCTCTACACCTCACTTATAATAACTTCTGTTCTAGGATTCTCTTTGTCATATTCAACCCTGCTTCCATCCATTGTTGCTATAATCTTGGAATTATCATCAATAACAACTCCATGATGTACAAGCACATCACATAAAGCTTCATGCAGATTGCAAAGATCAACCCTTCTTCTTGTTGGCATATAATATACAGCCCGAACATTTACAGGTTTGTCTATAGTTTCAATCTGCGGCATAAATGCTGCACAATCCTTTTCATACTGTTTGTACAACTTACTCGGTATAATCATTGGTCTACCACCTAACATGATAATCTGCTGGCTATTCTTCTTTGTCCTCGGTGGAAGCGGTATTGTAAATTCTGCTATCTTCATATATTCAACCCTTCTAACTTCATATTCATTTCCTCTTTAAGCTCTTCAAGCATCTTAATAGCTTCACTAATGGGAGTTTCTCCTTCTGACAGCTTATTCGTTGCCTTATGCTCATATATGCCCTTAACAGCATTAACAAGACTTCCATAATAGCCAATAGTGCTATAAATTGTATTACCTTCCTTATCTTTCTTGTGTGTATTTTTCTTGGCCGTATAACTCATTGCATCTATATCAACAATATAATCATCATCAATTCTTACCATATTTCTCCTTTCCGACAGGGAACAGTGACCAACTGCCCCTGTCTGCACATATATTTTTAAGAAGGCTGCTACTGTGATATATTTCCCCTTCAGAAGCTGTCTCTTATACACATCTCCGAG